ACCCTCAATTATTTCAAGAACCTTTTTGAATCGCTCGATTTTGAAGAGTTCAAGTCTTCGGTGCTTTCCATAAAAGCAAGCCTTGAAAAGAATGCCCGGTTTTATGGAAATCTCAAAGCTGCTCATTTTTATGATGATTCTTATGATTATGCCTACTATGATCAGTTTGGCCTGCTCGACAATATCAAACAAAATAGCCTTGGCCTAAAATACATCAGGCATGATCAGCTATTAGAAGGTGGATTTGATGCCGGTAACATGATGTCGTTGGTGATAGGACAAGAACAAGGCTCAACATACAGAGTACTCAAGAACATGTACATCCTTTCCCCAGAATGGATACGTGAGCTTGCTAACAAGTTCATTGAGTTCTTTTCTCAGCATAAGCGCAAGACCTTGCATCTTTACTATGATCGTTCAGCAAATCAGTACAGCAAAGCAAAGCAGGACTTTGCTTCAAAGTTCAAGCAAAGCGTTGAGAAAGATAATGATGGCAAAGCAACAGGCTGGAACGTTGTACTGATGAGCGTAGGGCAGTCCAACATAACACATTCAGAAGAGTTTGATCTGATGAATGAGTTAATGGGTGGACACAACAAGTATCTTCCTAAATTACAGATAGATTACCACGAATGTCGTGAGCTTAAGAGTAGCCTTGAGAATGCTCCACTAATGAAGGATAGCAGAGGCAATCTTAAGAAAGATAAAAGCTCAGAGAAACTGGCAGCACAGCGCCTGCCTATGGAATCAACAAACTTCTCTGATGCATTCAAGTATCTCTTATGTCGTAAGAAATACCTGAAGGTAGTGAAGCACAGGCATCTTACCACTACTCTTGGTGATGCTAAGATCAGAGGTTGATCTACTGGTTACCTTTTACATTATTTATGGTTTAGCTTAACAGTGGTTGCACTTATGCACCACTGGTGGGGCTGTCTGTCACATTTCACCTTTTCGGCCTCTCTGTCATGACCACATAGGGACAGGGCGGGTCGTCCGTTACTCACGTAAACGCCAACTTTTGAAAAGTTGGCGTTGGTTTAAATCCTGAAATTTTGAGTTTTACTCCCATAATCTGTATTTTTTTAAAGCTGTATTTACATATTCGCGCCGCTTTTTTCTTTTTGGAAAGAAAAAAGCTTGGCAAAAAAGAAAACTTCGCGCAATGGCTGAGAAATAATTGATGCGCGCCACTTTTTTTCTTTTCATGTACCGACAAAAGAAAAAACCTGGACTAAAAAAGAAAACCCTCCCTGCGTTTACTCAATTTGATGGCAAAGGTACAGCCAGCAAAATATCTATGTAAAGCCCGGACGGACAATGCATTTTTATTTTTACCTGAGCATTGCCCGTCCGCCCGTTGGGTTTTTTCAGATATTTTTTAACGCTGCGCTAAAATATCTGACCTAAAGGCTTGACTTAGAATTTTTCTTAGCTGTGGTTTCTGGCCATAAATTTTTTAACTCACCGGCGCGCCAGATGCCACAATAAGCCTCCGTGGGCAGGAGCAGTAATTATGAAAAAATTAAAAGGTCTTTATGATGCTTTTGTTGAATTCCTGGATGGTCTTTACTTTGAAGGCTATACTGAACAACTTAAAAACGAGGATCCTGAGTTGTTTTATTTTGAATGGGAACAATATCAGGGGCTTTTTTCTTAAGATTTCGAGCCACGTCGGGGGACGTGGCTCATTTTTTTTATTCGTAAGGATTAAGATTTTAAAATCGCCTGAACATTGGGTTCGGGTGATTTTATCTGGAGCCCACACACACTATTTACTTAAATTTTATGACAAAGGTACAGCCAGCCAAATATCGTAAGTAAAGCCCGATTGGGAAATATATTTTATATTTTTTAGCTGAGCATTTCCCAATCGCCCGTTGGGTTTTTTCAGATGTTTTTTAACGCTGCGCTAAAATATCTGACCTAAAGGCTTGACTTAGAATTTGTCTTAGCTGTGATGGGATGTCATAAATTTAATTAAACCGGCGTGCCAGATGCCAAAATTAGTCCCAGGGCAGGGCAAACACACATGACAAATTTAGAATACAAGTCTTACATCAGTGACATCATGGAAATGTCGAACAACGGAGCTGACCTTGCTGCAAAGCATTTGGAAATTGTTGAAGTTGTAAAAGTAAAATTAGGGGATTGTTCACACCGGGAACATCACACGTTGAAAGACATTCGTGAAGCTCTTAATTCAGGCTTTTATGATAAAGCTTATTTTGAAGAATAAGAATAGGGCGAAAGCCCTTTTTTTATGGTCGTAAACTGACAAGGTAAAAATCCCGTGAACATTGAGTTCACGGGATGTTTTTTTGGTGACTCGCGTACTAACTCTACTGTTACTTAAATTTTCGGCAAAGGTACAGCCAGCCAAATATCTAAGTAAAGCCCGACCGGACAATGTTTTATATTTTTTATCTGACATTGTCCGGTCGCCCTTTGGGTGGCTTCAGAAATTTTTGAGGAAATTTCTGACCGCCAGGCTTGACTTAGAATTTGTCTTAGCTGTGGTTTCTGGCCATAAAATTTAACTAACCGGCGAGCCAGATGCCAAAAATAGTCCGCAGGGCAGCGGCATTAATCTATGTTAAAATCGCGCTCACTGAAAACTCAGTGTTTTGTTATTCCAGGGAAACGAGGAAAACGGACTAAGTTTTTCCCTCAATTAACCCTCAGGGGCCGCTGGCTCGAAGAGGCCGGATTCGCACCTGATTACTTTGTTGAAGTTCATGTTCAGGATGGCAGACTGATCATTGAACCTGTTGGTGTTCCGTGTACCGCATGAACCGGCCTCCCTATCAAGGGGAACCCAGGCTGACAAAAACCCGCTATCCGATAATCTGCCACTGTGGTGCGCGGGTAAAGGCCGGAGATTTCATTATCCATTTTCCGATTTCACAAAATGCCAAGTGCTATAAGTGCGGCAAATGGGATTATGAATCGGTTTTCCGGAAAAAACTTTCACTTCCTATTTAATTTTTTAAACCGGCGTGCCAGATGCCAACATAAGTCCGCAGGGCAGCGGCACTTTTTTATGTCAAAAACAACTGAAATTTATCAAAAGGTTACTGATCTGATTATCGGTAAACTTGAAACTGCCGGATCGTGGCAGAAGCTTTGGGATGTTCCGCCACCGGTGAGCCTTAATGGGCATGTTTACCGGGGCATCAACTTCATGCTTTTGTCGAGCGATCATTACACTATGCCTGTTTATGGCACTTTTGAACAGATCCGCAAGAATGGCGGTGCTGTAAAAAAGGGTGAAAAATCGACAATTATCGTTTTTTGGAAGCGATTGATTGAGGAACAGCCTGATGGCAAGAAGGATGTGAAATACTTCCTGAAGTACTACAATGTTTTTAATGTTGACCAGGCTGAATTTGACGAGATCGGTAAAAAGCACATTTCCGAACTTTGTAATCTTTCGTATGATCAACGTTTCCAAAGGAGCATGCCGGCTGAAAACATCATCAACGATATGCAGAATCCTCCTAAAATTGTCTTTACAAAGGATGATAGCTGCACTTACAACCGTGTTACTGATGTGGTGAAAATTCCTGAAATGAAGTGGTTTGTAAGTTCGGATGAATACTATGCTTCGTTGTTTCATGAGATTGTGCATGCTTCTGGCCACCCATCAAGGCTTAACCGTGATGCTTCGTACAAGGATTTTAACGAAAGCCGGCAGGACAGCTACTCGAAAGAAGAACTTGTGGCTGAACTGGGTGCTTCGTTCCTTTGCTCGGTAGCCGGGCTGAACTACAACATTAATAATTCGGCGGCTTACATTGCTGGCTGGAGTAAACGCCTGAAGGAAAACACAAACTGGATTGTGTGGGCTTCGCGACGTGCTGAAATGGCTGCTGATTTTATACTTAACAAAGTTGAAAAGGAGGCTACCGTATGACACGCTACCAGAATGATCCCAGGATTATGAAAACAAAATTCGCTTTTACCTGCAAATCGTGCAGATGTGCGGTGAGCAAAGGCGATGATATTGTGTATTTTCCTGCTACCAAGACTGCCAAATGCTTCAAATGCGGCGAAAAGGATTATAATTCTTTTGTTGAATCGGCTATTGATGAAGATTTCTATAATGGCAGAACGTACTAAATGAAAAGGGGCCTTTGGTCCCTCTTTTTTTTAATCATTAAATTATGTTAATATTGTTAAATGTATCAAATATGATACTATCTTTACGTCATTAATTAAAGCTGGCGGCAACAGTTACAATACGGCATCAATAAAATGGCAACTTTAACAACAAATTCCGGAAAAGAAGTAAAAACCTGGTGGGAAATGTACAAAGAACTTCATTGCATTGAAGGATCGTTCTCACGTGGAAGGCACACCCTGATTGGTGATTTCGTTTACAACGGCAATCCAGTTGTAATCTACAAACACTGGTCAACTGACAACGAAAATTGGGGAATTTACACCGATGAAACCTTGGCAAACAAAATAGGCCAGGTTGTAGTTGAAAGAAATGGTTGGTATCCTGTTTTAGACGCTAACGGGAAACAACAAGTTGATGAAGCTGGTTATGATGTAGTTGACCAAGTTTTACAATTTGATGAAAACTAAAGCCTATTCAGTACGCTTACAAAGCCTGGTCAGTATATCTGACCGGGCTTTTAAGGCCATTGCCTTTGATGGATCGGAGGCAATAATACCAAAAAGCCAGGTTTTTGGGGATGATTTTGATGTGAAAAAGTCAGATGCTTACTGGATAAGTGCCTGGATACTTGAAAATAAAGAATTGCAGTATTCCGATAAAAAGCTTGCATGGTTTAATGAGCATGGCCGGATGCAGCCTACCTACCATATCGAAAAACATAAACCTGATCATATTAATCCTGTAAAATCGAACATCCATGAAGAGCTTGTACGCTGATCAACAGCAAGCCATCGGTAAACTCGGTGAGTTTAAAGTTGGCGCTTTGTTTATGGAGGCCGGAACCGGTAAGACCAGGCCAACATTGAACCTCGTGAACTCGGTTCCAGATGTTGACCTGGTTGTTTGGGTAGGTCCTTTGCGCTCGATACGTCCATTGAATGGGTTGCCATCTATTATTGATGAGATAAATAAATGGGGTGGTTTCGTTTCTCCGGTAATCTATGCAGGCGTAGAAAGCCTGCAGAGTTCAGACAAACAGTATCTTGAGCTTTACAACCGGATAAATCAGGCATCGAAGCCATTTATTGTGGTTGACGAGAGCTTGAAGATAAAGAATTTTGATGCTAAACGAACTAAACGCCTGATTGCTCTTGGCGAAATGGCTGATTATAAACTGATACTGAATGGCACACCAATTACCCGTAATTTGCTTGATTTGTGGAGCCAAATGGAATTTTTGTCGACAAAAATCCTGAACATGGGCATTGCCGAGTTTAAAAATACCTTTTGCGCCTATACCCGCGTGACTAAATTGATGGGTGGACACCGGCAATACACCCGTGAATTCATTACAGGATACGAAAACATTGATTATCTGTATTCATTGATCCGGCATTACGTGTACGAATGTGATCTGAAACTGGAAATAAGCCAACTTTGGAATGTTTTGAATTACAAAATTGATGATGTGTCGAAGCAATTATACAACGAATTAAAGTCGAAATACCTTGATAATGAGGTTTTGAAGTGGAAAAATAATAATATTTTTCTTGAAATGACACAAAAGATGCAACATGTGTACTGCTGCACCGATGAAAAGTTTGAGTTGATTGAAAAGCATTTCAAAGAATTCCCGGAAGAAAAGCATATCATTTTTTGTAAGTATGTTGACAGCCGGGAGGCTTGTGAGAAACAATTTAAAAAGGCAACAGTCTTGAGCTATCAGAAAGAAAGCCTAAGCCTGAACCTTCAACATCTGCCATTTACCATTTTCTTTGATAAAAACTGGGATTACGCACTTAGGCACCAGGGCAGTCGAAGGAATTACCGAACAGGGCAGGAATACGACTGCCGGTATTGGGATTTAACCGGTGATGTTGGACTTGAAAGCCTGATTGATAAAAATATCAGCAAAAAAACAAGCCAGGCAGAGTATTTTAAAGGCATCACAAAAAAGGAACTGGAGGAAGTGTTATGAATGTTTATGAAGCTTCGCAAATGAGGTTGAAAACCTTGTTTGATGATTTTGATAATGTTTGTGTTTCGTTTTCGGGCGGTAAGGATAGCGGTGTGTTACTGAACCTTTGTATTGATTACATCAGAAAATATGAACCACATCGGATTTTATCAGTTTTCCATATGGATTATGAGGCACAGTATCAGATGACAACTGATTATGTTAATAAAACATTGGCTGAAAATCAGGATATTCTCCATGTTTATCGCTGCTGCGTTCCGTTTAAAGTTACTACTTGTACTTCGATGCACCAGGATCACTGGCGCCCTTGGGAACAATCGAAACGGAATATCTGGGTGAGTAAAATGCCTAACAACTGTTACACCAGAAAGTATTTTGACTTTTTCCATGATGATATGTGGGATTATGAGTTCCAGGAGAAATTCAGCCTTTGGCTTCACAAGATTAAGCGCGCTAAACGAACAGCTTGCTTAGTTGGAATACGCACTCAGGAATCGCTTAACCGATGGAGAGCCATACACAGTGAAAGGAACTACAGGAACTATAATGGGTTGAAATGGACCAATGAAATGTTTCCGGATGTTTACAACGCCTACCCGATTTATGACTGGCTTACAACCGATATCTGGACGGCAAATGGTAAGTTTGGTTGGACATACAACCGACTTTATGATTTGTATTACAAAGCAGGTGTTCCATTGGAAAAACAAAGGGTTGCAAGCCCGTTTCTTTCGGCTGCCCAGGATAGTTTGAAACTTTACCGGATTATTGAACCTCATACGTGGGGCAAGTTGATCAGCCGGGTTAATGGTGTAAACTTTACCGGAATTTATGGCGGCACTACTACCATGGGCTGGCAATCTATAAAGCTCCCATCAGGGCATACATGGGAAAGTTACATGCACTTTCTGCTTAGTACGCTTCCCGATGATGCAAGAGCAAATTACTTAGATAAACTTTCGGTATCAATAAAATTCTGGAAAGAAAAGGGTGGCGTACTTTCGGATGAAACCATTCAGAAACTTAAAGCCTCCAGAGTAAAATTTGAGATCTCAAAAACTACCAATTACCAGACCTCAAAGCACCCGGTAAGGATGGATTACATTGATGAGATTGATATTGCTGAAGCAAAAGAAATACCGACTTTCAAAAGGATGTGCATCTGCATTATGAAGAATGATCATTTATGCAAATACATGGGTTTTACCCAAACAAAAAATGAGATGGCAAGACGTAAAAATATTATGAAAAAATATAAAAACCTGTTATGAAAAGCCCTGTTTACAACGTAAAAGCCGTACCAATAGAGAAGGTACGGGCGAATAGTTATAACCCAAATGCCGTTGCTCCACCTGAGATGAAATTACTTGAGTTGTCGGTGTGGGAAGATGGCTATACCATGCCAGATGTTTGCTACTACTATCCCGACGAAGATATTTACGAAATTGTAGATGGATTTCACAGGTATTCATTAATGGATCCAGAATCGAAACATTTTTCAAAAAGGATTTATGATCGGGAAAATGGGCTGCTCCCGGTAGTTGTCATCGAAAAAGACACATCAAACCGGATGGCCAGTACCATCAGGCATAACCGTGCGCGTGGTAGCCATGATGTTGACTTGATGGTTAATATTGTAAGTGAACTTACAAAGTCGGGCATGAGTGATGCCTGGATAATGAAACATATTGGCATGGATGCCGACGAACTGCTAAGGCTAAAGCAGATTTCAGGATTAGCTGAGTTATTTAAAGATAAACTATTTAGTACATCATGGGAATAAACGAAGAAAAGTACAGAGAGGCACGCAAAATGTTGATGGAGTACCTACATAAAACTGCTGTTGAAAAAAAGATTACTCAGGAAGAAATTGCAGAAAAAACAGGATTTTCACGGGCAAATGTAAGCAGGATGCTTGCCGGGAGATATGCTCCTTCGCTGGATAACTTTATGAAGTTGGCTGAAGCTGTTAATGTTTACTTCTTCATTATTGATAAGGATGAAGATGATGAACTGGTTAGATTGATGAAAGACAGATGGGGTAAGATTGAACCATCATAGTATGACTAGCATTTTTTAACGAAAAGCCTCCGGATTACCGGGGGCTTTTTTTTTAACCCACCCGACACTGAGAGATGTATCACTTAAATTGGCTGGCAAAGGTACAGCCAGTCAAATATCTAAGTAAAGCCCGACCGGACAATGTTTTATATTTTTTAGCTGACATTGTCCGGTCGCCCTTTGGGTGGATTCAGAAATTTTTTAACGCTACGCTAAAATTTCTGACCGCCAGGCTTGACTTAGAATTTGCCTTAGCTGTGATTTATGGCCATCAATTTAAATGATTCATTTTTCAAAATTAAACTGGCGTGCCAGATGCTAAAAAAAGTCCGCAGGGCAGCGGCAAATAATTATGACAACCGGATCAGCAAATGCAACTCCGAAAAATGGTTCAGCATCGAAAGCTGACAGTACTCAATCAAAAGTTGAGAATGTTCAAAAGCCAACGGCTCCTGCCGAAGTGAAAATTCCTAATCAGGAAAAACCTTCGATTAAGAATTTTACGCTTCACGAAATCGAACAGAAAACCGAGTTCCTGAACACGCTTTTCACGAAAAGGATGCGGCTTCACGAAGCTAAACTGAAGCTTGAAAAGTTCAGAATCGGTTCAGATGATTCGCTTACGGTTCGCTTTTCGGACAATGATGGAAACTCCTTCATCACTGCAAACAAGGAGCCTATTGAAAAAATGCTCAGGATGGTGAAGGATGGCATTTCGGTTTCACTCATGGAAGTTGAAGCGCATATCAAATCAATTTTTGAATAAGCTGGAACTTCGATGTAAATTACCGGATTCGGGAAACCGGATCCGGTTTTTTTATGGGCGTGAGGTATATTTTTTAAAAATAACTACTTTTACTGAAATTTAAATTTTAATGTTATGGAAATAGTAGTAAGATTAGAACCCAGACAATTGACTAATGATGATTTTAAAAATAATGATGAGCAAGGCTTGGAAAGAAGAGCTGCACGTAATGCCGAATTGGATGCAGAAGATCTTGAAGATTTTAAAGATATTGAAGTTATTGTAAAACAAATTATTATTGATGCTGCAAAAATTGGTATTCCAGTTCTTAAAGATTACGACATTCATGCCGTTACTGCTGATAATACAGGGCATGAATTTACGGTTTATAATATTCATTATGAAAACGATTCGATTGTTTATTCGTTGAGATATTTTTAATGTTATTACATTTTAACCACTCCAAAAAGCCTTTCCATCACCGGGAAGGCTTTTTTTATGCCCTCTGGCGACTGCCTACTGCCTACTCTTTTTTGTCCTTTCATCTCCGCTTTTATCCTCTTAATCTTGCTTCTCATTTAAGTATTAACCAAAATCATAACGAAAATGAAAAAGTACTTTAGCAATTTTAAAATAATGCTGCTGTTCGCAGCATTATTGGCTTTGATGGCAATTACTCCGTCAGTTTTCCCGGCGTCGGCTTCGCCTCCTGGTGAAAAACCTTTGCCCTGGAATGATGGAAACTTCCCTTCGACGATTTTTTATGTTCATAAAAACGACAATCCCTGGATGGTAAACGGGCAAACCGTGTTTTCGATGTTTAAAGTTGATGGGCAGTTTTACGCCAGTGGTGAAAAGGAAATCGGGGATAATCAATGTTTTGCAATGGCATTTCACAACACCGGCAGCGATACGCCTTATCAGTTAGCTTTTGATGTATTTCCAACAGGATTGAGTAAAGAACCCATTAAAACAGGACTTGATTTCGATGAACCGATTTATTGGGGCGTTTGGAATGGGCAAAATATTAAACAGTTGATTTTAAAAGGTACTTACACATCACGAGCGGGGGAAGCCGCAATATTTGAGTTAACAGATGTTGTTATGGATGTGTTGGATAATCCGTACTGGTCGTTAGACCCGATTTGGCCTGTTGATACTACTTTAAAGATCAAGCCACCGACCACAAAACAGACGTTCCGGCTGTACAACCTTGCGGATAAAGGAAATGACGGCAGGCTGTTTTATCCGAAATATCTTTTAAAACTTCAATGGCAAGTAGTGGAAGGGACAACGACCGTTAAAAATTCGTACAATAAATCAAAAGATGTATACTATTTGAACGATGCTGGGTTTCGATTTTCGCAGGCCGACATCAATAAAGGCTACATCCTTGTAAAACTGTACGGAACGCCACACCCCAATTCGATGAGCACCGACACTTCAAAAATCTATAAAATTTATTGGAAGTGAATCGTAAATGAACGAATCAATAAACATTTGGGATGCCATCCGGCAAATGCGTGCGATTAGTGCAAAACAAGGATCGTTTTCGATTACGTTTATGAGCTACTCGCGTGAGCGCCGTAAGTCGGATGGCATTATCGAAGTTACCAATGCCAGGCTGCGACCGCAAGATTCGCCACCAGGACAATATTCGGATTATATGCTTAACTATGTTGATACCGACAGTGGCGAAGCGTTTCATTTTTGGCAAGTTTGCCTGATGTATTTCAACAATCAAAAAGTTACAATAAAATGATAGTACGAAACGGGAACGGCGGGATAATCGAACTGGCTGATGTGGCCTATTCGTTTCATATTGCCAGCGCCGACAGCATAAATGATTTCGAATTCTTTAACGGCAACCTGCAAAAGCGTTGGGAAAGTAACCCGCTTTCGGTGGGTCCTTACCGCGTGGTTCCTTTCGGCGAAACCAATAACCTTCCGGTTGTTTTGCGGGATATTATCGAGGATAATAACCTGGCCGAGGGTATTATGAAACGGCAGCGCGGCCTGATCTGGGGACAGGGCCCCGAGCTTTACCGTACTGAGTTTAAAGAAAACAAGCGTGAAAAGATTTGGGTGAATGATCCGGAAGTTTTGGCTTGGCTCAAATCGTGGGATTTTGAAACTTACCTGCAGCATATTATTATTGATTATTTCCATTCGGAGTGTTGTTTTACAAAAGTTTACAGGAACCGGGGTACCAGGATAGGCGGCCCGGGCATGATCCCTAAGTTGGAATATATTTCGGTGAGCCGCGCCCGCCTGGAATGGCCTGACGACCGCCTGAACCCAAAACGCGCCATTGTTGGCGATTTTGATGAAGAAATTTACAACTACCTGAGCGCTTACCCGCTTTTTGATGAAAACGACCCGTTTGCTCATCCGGTTTCGGTTAAGTTTGACAACATGGCGAGCTTTGCCCGCCGTTTTTATGGCGTACCTGCATACTACGGTGCGCTGAACTGGATAAAAAAGGCTTCGCAGATTCCGAAAATCTTACAAGCTCTTACAGATAATTCGCTCAACATTAAATGGCACATCGTTTCGCCTGCCAGCTATTGGGAAAACAAGAAAGAAATGCTGATGGAAAACTGCACGCTAAAGGGTGAGCAGTACAATCCTAAAATGCTGGAAGATTTGAAAGACGAGATTTTTGGCAAACTGGCTAAGGTTTTGGCCGGGGAAACGAACGTTGGCAAGTTTTTCACTTCAGAGAAGGTGATGAATGAGTTTGGCCAAATGGAAAACTGGGAGATACTCCCGATTGACCAGAAGGTAAAAGATTTTATTGATTCGCAGATCAGCATCGCCAACAAAGCCGACAGCGCAACTACTTCGGGGCTTGGCTTGCATCCTGCCTTATCGAATATTATGATTGATGGCAAGCTGGCCTCCGGATCGGAACAGCTTTATGCTTTGAAATTGTACTTAGCCACCGAAATCGACATCCCTGAACTGATTATTACCAAAGCCGTAAATGCGGCCATTGCCGCAAACTGGCCTGACAAAGGTTTGAAATTGGGTTTTTATCACGACATCGTAAAAACAGAGGATAGTGTAACTTCCTCGGAAAGGGTTAAAAATGCTGTTTAAAACTATTGACGAGCTGAAGAAAATAACCGGTTTCGTTTATGCCTACAACGACCTGGAAAATATAACCACCGACATCGAACTGGCCGAAGAAGATTTGCGCGGCGTTGTTGGCGATGAGATTGTGGATGCTGCCATATTACACTATAACAGTGAAAAATTTGAAGCGCCTAATCCAGATCCGGAAGATCCGCCTGCAGACCCACCGGTTGACCCGCCAAATTATGAAATCTGGACAAAACTTGTCAACTATATCCAACTTCCGGTGGCTTACTTTGCGATCCATTCTTTCAGTCAGAATACCGACATTTCGCACGAGGACACAGGCCGCAAAGTGAAGATTGACAGCGAGCGCGAGAAGCTCCCGTGGGAATGGATGCTCGAAAAGGACGAAAAAGCGATCATCAAAAAAGCACACCGCACAACCGACCGCCTGATTGCTTTTCTGGATAAAAACATTGCTGTTTTTACCGATTGGGCAGAATCGGAAGCCAGAAAGGCCATCCGCGGGCAGTTTATTGATTCGGCTGCGATGTTTAACGAGATTTACCCGATTGATAATTCGCGCCGATTCTTTTTGACGATTTGCCCATTCATCCGTGAAGCTGAACGCAAATACATCATGCCGGCTATTAGCGAAGATGTTTTTAACGACATAAAAACAGGATTGGCTATTATCCCCGATCCAGATGCAGACCCACCCGTTACCGAATGGGTAGATGCTGATGGAATGTTGCCATTGATCCGGGTACCACTGGCTTTGTTTGCAATGAGTATTGCTGTTACCAGGCTTTCGCTGGAAGTACTTCCGGAAGGAGTTTTCCAAAACCTTGTTTCGGAAAGGTTAACGCAAAATGCAAAAACAGCATCAACTTCGGCAGACAGGTTTGAAATCTCTAAAAGCCTTGCAATTCGTGCAAATGAAGAGCTTAGGTTTTTGCAGGAAAAAATCAGGAAGATCACTCTGAATGAAACTGACTTTGTTGAAGCAGATTTGACACAGGGGTTGAATGAGGATAATATGTTTGCGCGAGTATAGCCTCCCCCCAACCCCCTCCAAATTGGAGGGGGAGGAAGACACGATGTTCCTGGGAACATCGGTTCTTAGCCCCCCGCATCGGGGGGTTGGGGGTAAAATAAAAGGAGTAATAAAATGACAATGATTGAGATACCAACAATAAATTTTGAAAAGGAAATCCCGGCAAGTTTCGATGAGATGAGCAGCGAGGAGTTTATCCGGTTTGCACATCTTTACCTTGAATTGCAAAAAGGTGCCATAACCCTTAACCATCTGAAAACTGAAATGGTATTCCAGTTCCTTGGACTGAAATACAGCAAATGGCGCTTCGAGCTGATGATGGAGGAAGATAAAGCAAAGATTTATGAAAACATTTTCCTGATAAGCGAGAAAATTGATTTCCTGTTTAACCAAGAAGTAACCGAAGATGGAAAAATTAACTTAAAAGTTAATTTTCCGTTCACAAAGAACCTGATACCGAAATATGCAGGGTTTGTTGGTCCAGATGACCTGATGAATGATGTTACTTTTCTGGAATACAAAAATGCTCACGTGGCTGCCATGGAGTTTATAAAATCGCAGGATGAAACCGACCTAAACTGGCTCGTGGCTACGTTATACCGGAGGCCACTGATAAAATGGTTGAAAAAACCCACGTATGACGAGTTTAAAACAAAGAAAATTGCTGAAAAAGTAAGCTGCTGGCCGTTTTCGGTGAAATATGCGATACTACTTAATTTTTTAGCCTGGGAAGAATATATCCGAACCGGCACCTTTACGATTGATGGCAACGAAATTAGTTTTTCGATACTGTTTAAATCATCTGGCGGCGATGAAGCCAACGATGGAGGAACCGGACTGACCGGATTATTGTTTACAATTGCTGAAACCGGAGTTTTCGGTAACGTGAAATCAACTTCGGAACAAAACCTTTACGATATTCTTTTCCGTTTGTACCAGGTACAATACGAAAAATTGGAAATGGAAAAACGAATGAACGCGAAAAAGAAATGATAACGATAGCACAACTCGCAGCATTTGCTGCCCGCCTGAAAGATAACACCGATTTGAATCATGTTATCCTGGTAACTACCGAATCGGAGCTTACAAAAAAATTGCAATCCGTAAAAGCCGAGCAGTTCCCGATACTTGTGGTTGTGATCCCGAGTTATGACGCTACCGGAAGCCGCGACGGACTGAGCATGATGGCGCAGTTGATTATGTTTGTGCTTAAAAAAGACCGCGCCCAGGGAGCTACCGAAACAAACCAAATGGCCGACATGGAAGAAACCCTGGCAATTACAAATAGTATTGCCGGTTTTCTGCTCAATGGCTTTGCAGATTACGAGGATTGTATTTTTTATCAGGGAATACAACCCGCTTCGATACATATCGATCCTGAGTACAACTACCTTGGCTGCAGTGGCTGGAGCCTGGGTTTTCAAATTAAAAATTAACCTGTGAACCGATTAAATGAAATGGAAGAGACCTGGAAACTTTTGGCTTCGATTGCCGGATCGGCAATCGTAATTTTACTGGCCGTGCTTGGCTTTGGTGGACGTAAACTGCTCACCGACTTTATTGCAGATTTTAAAGAATTGCGTGCAGATGTGAAGGATATTAAGAGCGAGATTTCGGAGCTTCGCACCGAGAACCAGCTTACAAAATCGTACATCCACGAGATCGAAGGCCGGTTTGAGTTGAGCCTGCAGGGGCACGAAAGCCAGTTTAGAGATCATAAAGCGGAATTTAAAGAGTTGAAAGATCGTGTGTACAACATCGAAAAGTTTAAAGACTCGGTAAATTTCCATCACTCAAAAAATCATCCTAACGACAATATATCATGAAAGACAAATCAGTAAAAAAGTACCAGGAAAACTTCTCGGTTGACGTGATGGTTAACGGGGAATGGGACAACATTGTGATTAAGAAAAATGCCGATCAGGATCACATGCGTGTAAAAGTATTCCAGGGGCGTTACCGCACAAAAGCGGATCACATTGCGCTTTATCATAAAATTATCGAAATATTGGAAACGAATTTTTAACCAAAAACATATAAAAATGAACAGCGACAAATTAACAACAGTACTTGGCAGTGTAGCAGTTGTAGCTGCAGGAGTTATTAGCTCAGGGATTACCGTAACCGGATCAGCTTTACATACAGCCTTAATTTCGGTTGGGGCCATAGCAGGCGGATTGTTTGCCTGGCTTACAAATAAGCCTAATCCGTTTAAGAAATAGTTTTTCATGTAAGGTAGAAAGCTCCGGGGTAATTCCGGGGCTTTTTTTTTCCTCAAAACGTCCTTTTCTCATCCTAAATGAGGGTTTATTTTCGCTGCATGGAAGGTAAATATAATGATGTTGAGTTGCTTTTTATCCGTGAAGTTCTTGATGAATTCGGTGATGACCTGGTTGACAGGCTTACCGAAGAAGTTGAGAAGCGTGAACTTCACAAAAGCGGAGACCTGGTAAATAGCCTTGCCGCTAAAGTCACCAGTGAAGGCATTAATCCAAAACTCGAAATTTCATTCTTTGGCTATGGCCGCGCCATCGAGATTAAATGGCACAAGCTCCGCAAAAATCGCAGGTCTTTTAATGAAAGTACCGAGGTTTATTTGTGGGGACACAAGAAAAAACGGCTTAAAAGCAGCAGCAAAAAGGCTAAAGACACGCTTTGGTATTCGCGCACAGCTTACGGAAGCATCAACCGGTTATTATCCATCCTATCAACAAACTACTCCGAAAAGGAGCAGGAACGATTAAAAAATATTCTTAACCGCCAAAAACTAAGGCTTACACCATGAGTTTAAAAATAGACCGGCTACAGCTTGATATTGTTATCAACAACGACCAGGCGCGTAAATCGTTACGCGAGCTGGAAGATCAATCCGTCCAGCTTCAGAAACAGATGGCTAAAGTTCCGAAGGGTTCGGAGGAATGGAACAAGATGAACACCCGCCTGAAGGAATTAAAGGTGCAGCATGATAAGGTAATCGAGAGCATCGGGATACAGAACCTCACGATGAAGGAACTTGCTTCGCGCCAGCGTGAGCTTAATGCAATTCTTTTAAACATGCGCCCTGGCATGAAAGGCTATGAGGATTTAAAAAAACAGCAGATTGAGGTAGGTCAGCGGCTGAAAGAATTAAAGGTAGGTGCGCAGCAGACATCATTCTCCCTAAAAGGGATGGCTGATGGGTTTAACAGGTATTTTGCCACAGCCACAGCGGGTGTGGCTTCGTTAACCGGATTGGTGATCGGATTACGAAAAGCTGTTGAAACATTTAATGAATTCGAGAAACGGGTAAGTAATTTATCGGCATTAACCGGACTTACAGGCGATAATCTGAAATGGCTTTCGGAGCAGGCAAAAGAATTAAGCACATCAACAATTGAAGGTAATATAAGGATTACTTCTTCGGCAACCGAAATTGTTGATGCTTACACAAAAGTTGGAAGTAAGCGCCCGGAGCTTCTCAAGGTTAAAGAGGATCTGAATGCTGTTACCCAGGAAGCGATGATACTTGCTGCTGCTGCCAACGGCGAATTACAGCCGGCAGTGGATGGATTGACGATGGTTCTCAATCAGTTTAATGCTCCCGCATCTGAATCGAGACGAATTATTAATGTACTGGCGGCAGGTAGTAAAGAAGGTGCCGGGGAAATTGATTATTTGACTGCCGGTTTTGAGAAGGCCGGATCGGTTGCCAGTTCGTTCGGTATAAGTATTGAAGAGCTTACCGGCGTACTTGAAACGCTTGCACCCAGGATTTCAGAACCTGAAATGGCTGGCCGAAGCTTGCGCAACATCATGATTAAGCTTGAAAGCCAGAGCAACGATAATTTAAAGCCTTCGATTGTAGGGCTTGGAAATGCTTTTGAGTACATGCGTGAAAAGCAGTACAGTGTTGTGCAGTTAACCGATCTGTTTGGTCAGGAAAACATCAATGCAGCCAACATCCTGATGAATAATACTGCAGAAATTGAGAAGTACACAAAAGCAGTTACCGGCACCACCGTAGCGCTTGAACAGGCTACGATTAACACAAATAATAATGCAGACGCATTACAGCAGGCCAGAAACAGGGTAGAACTGCTCACCATCGAATTTGGTGAAAAGCTTGCTCCGGCAATGACTTTCAGTACCAATGCTTTTGGCTACTTTATGAAGGCGATGCTTGCCGCTCCGGAATTTATCAGGAAAAATGAAGTATTACTTATCTCCCTTGCAGGAGCATTGCTGGCTTACAATGCAGCATTATTAAAAAGCACTGCAATCAGCGTTTTTAATCATCTTACCCTTCAGGCTGGTATTGGGTTGAAAATAAAAGATGCTGTTGTTTTGCAGGCACTAATCATAAAAGAAGGATTATTTACTGCTGCAAAAACGCAGGGCACCATCGCCACCAAGGCTGCTGCTGTTGCGCAATATCTCTGGAATACAGCTATGAGCCTTAACCCGATTGGTGCTGTAATCGCCGGAATTACCGCTCTGGTGGTTGCAATTAAATTGTGGGACAGCCATAATGCAGGTGCTATTGAGCGGCAGAATCAGATCAATGAAGCTTTAAAAAATGCTGAAACATTCCAGACCGAGCTTAATAAATCGATTGATGAATACGGTAAATCGTTAACGAATCTGAATTCGCTTTCGGTTACCGAAAAGAATGATTTACGCGAAAAAATAAGGCTTCGAATTGAGCACGTTAAGGCGATGCTGCTCGAAATGCAGGCACAAGCCGAAACCGTAAAAAAGGAAAATACCAGGACAACCGTATGGCAGGATGTTAAGAACGCATTATTGAGCGCAGGAAATGGCGCTGTAATGATGGGGAGAACTATGGAAGATGCACTCGAAAACAGTGCAGAAGCTGTTGATCCATTAAATGAAAAAATTAAAGGCGTCGAAGCACAGCTTCTACAATTGCAGGGAACTGCCGGAAAACTTGATGATATTTTAATGGCCGAATCAATCGGTGATGCAATTGGAATAGGATCAATAGCCGAACTGGAGGAAAAAATTAAGAACTACAACATTGCCTTAAAAAATGTAAATAAGGATTCGGAAGACTATGTCCGCATCAGTAAAAAACTGGCCGACGCAAATAAGTTATTAGGAACTGGTTCAGTTTTGGGATCCGGATCAAGTGATGCCGACAAAAAAACTCATGAAAAACTTTTGGCGGATAAGAAAAAAGCCCAGGAAGATTATTATAACGACGTTGCCAAACTTGCTGATGATAATTTTAAAAAGTCGCTGAGCAAAGATGAACAGGAGCTGCTGGCGATTGATGAAAAGTACCAGGCACTTTACGCCAAGGCTGATTTAGCCGGACAGGATACAGCAGCTTTACAGCAGCAACATGCTGATGAGCTTTCGGCAAAGCAATTGGAAATTGAAGAGCGCACACAGCAAGCAATTATTGAATTAAAGCAAAAGTATGGCATTGATGTTACTGCAGAAGTGATGGGGCTTGAGCTTGCACAGCTTTATGATATGTATGATAAGAAGCTGATTACTGAAGAGCAGTTTCAGCAAGCAAAGCAGGCTATTATTGACAAGTACAATAAAAAGGATTTAAAGGCAGAAAAGCAGGCTGCAAAAGATGCTGTTCAGATTGAGAAGTGGAAACAGGAAGGAAAAATGGCAGTAGTTGAAGCTACTTCGAATCTTGTGCAGACGATTTTTAAATCTGAATCGATTGCTGCAAGGATTGCAGCTTCGGCCATGGCGATTATTAATACCTGGGCAGCGGCAACAGCGGCCTTAGCTCCACCACCAGTTGGCGCTGGTCCCATTGCCGGGATTCCGTTAGCAACGGCAGCAGTGATAAATGGCTTGGCAAATGTTGCCAGGATAAATGCTGTTCAGTTCGCCTCTGGCAAATACGATGTTATTGGCGCCAGTGATGGCAAAACGTACAGCGCCAACTATGCTCCAACGGCCAAAACAGGTATTTACCAGGCACCCACTTTAATTGGCGACGGTGCCCCAGAACTTGTGGTTGATGGGCCAACTTTGCGAAACATGCAGATGAATGCACCTGGATTGATACAGGCAATTATGCAAATGAGGGTTCCACAGTACGCAACCGGAAATTATGGCAGTGCAACAGCGCAAAAGGTTCAAAACGTTCAAAACGTTCAATCTTATGACAATACGACATCCTTAATGATGCTTTCGGTTTTGGCTGAAATATCGGCAAAGCTCGATAATCCTACCAGGGCGGCAATTGTGTACAGTGATCTGGATAAATCCATCAAAGAAGTTGAAACCATTAAAAACAGTGTGAGCAAATGATAACGATTACAAAATACCCGGAATCCGTGGTTCTGGCTGGCAATAAAGTGCTGGTAAATGCTACCGGGACAAAAATGTACAGCACAACGGGGCAAAATAGTATTTTCAAAATCCGGTTATATCCCGGAGCGGCCATAACAGAAGGCAGTAGCGTTACCCTGGCATGGGGAAATAAAACCGTTCCGATTGTTTTCAGCGTTGCAAATCCTGATAATTCGCCTTTTATTTTCAGCCCTACACTGGCCATTAACCAGTATTTTGCCGAGTACTTTAATCTTTTCCTTAAAAGTATTTATCAGATTAATGAAGATTTCGTTGTAACGCTTGCCGAGCTTGTAGGCGTTTATTGGTTTATCACATTAACGGCACGCGAAAAAGGAAGCGAATTTACCATCACGGCAACGCCGGATGTTAACCTTTCGTTTGTCAACACCCAGGCAGGCACCGACGCTGTTATTCGTTCGGGCTATCAGCACATTTTCCAGTTGTACGATATTACCGGACAACTGATAGGGGAGGAAGCCATCACGCCGGATGCCAGCCAGAAATCGGTTTTTGATGCTTCGGAATACCTTTATAATAAGCTCGAACTGAACAGGGCTGCCGTTGATAACTTTTCGTTTCCGGTTGATGAAGATAAGATTTTCGAGCGGAGCGCCCAGGCACTCCGTTTTTATGTTCGCTATGCCGAAAAATGGGATCAACAGGTTCAAACACTTTACACGGCGGCAACCTGCACCGCGCTTATGGGCGGATTATCGAAATTAAAGGAAACTGAATTTGCAGCCTACGGAACTACATTTTATCAGATGCTTACTGAAGATAAATTCTTTTTAACATGGCAACCGGTTACAAAACGTACCTCGTTGAACGCTCCTGAGCGGCTTTATTATTTTGCACCATCGGCAGGGCAGATTTACATCCGCTCGAAGGTTTATTTTTATGATGGGACAACTGCCAACGTGCTCATCGGCTATCATTATGCGCTTTCAAAAACGGTTTATGAAATTGATTGTTCTGGTATTGTCTTTCCTTCAGCCACTTCACCCATCGAAAAATACGAAATATGGCTTTCTGATATTGACGAAAATATCCTGAGCGAAATTCGCACCTTTATTATTGATCACACCTTTTACCGGAACGAACAGCACTTCATTTTCCGCAATTCGCTGGGCGGATACGATACCGTAAGATGTACAGGAAGGTTAAAACGGCAGGGCGAAATAGACCGCGAAACCTTTACCGACGATGACAACTACCGTCATTCTCTCAATAATGTGATGGAGATTACCTACACCGCCGAAACCGGATCAATCAGCGCCGAAATGTTCAGATGGCTCGACGATCTGATGTTGAGCAAGGAAGCATGGTGGCTTACCGGAGGCCGTGCGCTGCCTGTTATTATCACCAATAAGAAAAGCACGGAGTTGGTTGATGACCAGCGCCGGTTTAATATTTCGTTCGATTTCTCACTTTCGGCGCTCGAAACTTACAGCGCTGCACCATCAACCCGCAACGCAGTTTTGGAGGAGTTAACCGGCAACAATAACGGAAATATCAATGCTTAAAATCAAAGTTGGCACCGAATATCTGGACATGGGAAACTTCTCGGTTTCCTTTGAACTGCTTTCGCCTGTTTTTAACGATATTGGCAGCTTCAGTTATCCGTTCACGCTTCCGGCCACAGCCAAAAACAAGCAGGTTTTGGGCTTTCCGGCAAAGGTGAACTATTCAAATTTCACCACTCAAAAGGTTGCCGTGGAATTATACCTGAAGGGGCTGTTCTGGAAACGCGGCAACTTAGTAGTTACCGAGGCCAACAAAGACAGCATCCGGGCAAACTTTACGGTAAGTGAAGGCTATTTTTATTCGACCATTAAGGATTTAAAGCTGGCTGATCTGGATTTGGGGGGTATCAGGTTATTCATAGATAATCCCTGGGAAAGTTATTTCGATAAAACTTACCCGGAAACCGATTTTATCCTGTTCCCGCTGTACATGCCGCGCTTTTATGGCGAAATAAACAGCAATGCAAAATCAATAAAACTCAATCACGACCTGCTGAATAATGGATTTGTAGGTAAAATTAACTATTGGGATGGCAATGAGGAAACTTACAACCTGCCAGGCAATACCTTTGTTTTGTTTCCATTCCTGAACTATGTGCTGGATCGGCTTTTTGAACATATTAATATTGCCGTTACCAAAAATCCGTTTTCGGAAAATGAATTTTTAATGAAACTGGTTCTTTTTAACATGATCAGCGAATCGTACACCGAGGAAGATATTTCGGGTGGCGATGAACTTGGATCGTTCAACCTGAAAGATTATGTTCCCGATCTTACCGTTTCGGAGTTTTTTGATTATCTGCAAAGCCTATTTAAAACCTTTGTTTTTTATGACGATTTTAAAAACGAAATTTCCATCCAATACCTGAAAGATATTATTAACAACCCGGATACGCTGACCTTATCAGGAGCCATCCGGTACAATTATCTTAAACCAAACGATTACGACGGCTACCTGATGACTTACGGAATTGATGGCGACGACAACCTGGCCGAATTGCACTACAAAGACATTTCGGGATATACTTTTCTGGGAAACCTGCCAAACCTTGCCGCTTTGCCCGCTAACGGGACGTTTCTCGATCTGTACTACATCGAGGACATTCATAAATACTATTATTACGAAATCAACTACACCGGCATGGCCGGAACCTTTGTTGTGCTTTCGGATGATGTTTTAACCGATCAGGAAGGCAACGGCGCTTTGGAAATTGAGATACCAGGCGTTTTTGCCCGCGACGAAATTAACCATGCCTCTTGTGGAAATACCGGGCACTGGCAGATTAAAGAAAAGCCTTTCGAGGTGCCCGACCGACCAGAACCCAGGCTGATGTTCTGGCATGGATCAGGCGTAAACTCGAACAATATCCCGTTTGGAAGTCCTTTCAACCTTTGGCCTAATGGTGCCGAAGCAGCGCCATATTCGATAGAGTGGGGGAGTGCTGCCGGGCTAAAAGAAAACTTCCATAAAGAATTTCTCGAATTCAAAAAGACTACCCGCGAGGCGGAGATTAGTATGATACTCAAAGCATCGGATCTTAAAAACATTGATTTTTCGCGCAAATACCGCTTTTCAGAAGCCAACTGGCTTTTATCCTCAATCAAATTCACGGTTACGAATGATAAAATCACACCAGCAACGATTGTGGCCTTTAAAGTTTAACCGCCGACTTCGGACTTCCGACTTCGGACTTCCGGCTTTAAATTGTCCTTTTCTAAAAACTATTTTGATAACATTTTTGCTTAAAATAATAACGGATGGCGAAGTACACAAAAGCACAGGTTGACACAGCGATAACTACAATTCTGGATAATGCTTCAGGATTGGTTACTCCTGCGATAGTGAGGGCCGTTTTGGCTACTTTGCGCGATATGGAGCAACTGGCTTCATACATCAAATTTACCAATGCAACGCTTCAGGCGACAACAGTCGAAGAAGCCCTGGCAGCCATCGCACACGCCAATATCCCGGTTTGGAGCAGCGAGCTAACTTACGATGCCGGATACACCGTTTACTGGCAATACCTGCTTTATGTTGCAAACGTAAACATTACCGCCGGTGGCGCTGAGCCAGGTGCATCAAATAACTGGATACTTGTTTCGGGTGGCGAAGGTGGCACCATGACGGCAGGACAAATAAAAGCATCCCTCGAAACACTTACTTTAACCGACAGGCTTAATGCTTCGGCAATTCAGGGACTTATTACCGATGCCGACCAGCTTACTTATGATGATCCTGCTTTCGGTTTTATCGGTTCGGCGCTAAATTTCCTGGTATTGCGGCAAAACATGGACTATTCGCAAACCATGACTTACAAGGTTGGGTATGTTGTTTTTTACAGCGGGAAACTTTACCGTTGTAAAATAACCTGCGTAAACATCCCGCCAACAAATACAAATTATTGGCAGGTAGCAATCCCGAATTTTACATCATCGGCTGATTTTGTGGCTATCCATGAAGATGCTCAAAAAACAACCGACTTTGTGATTACGACAGGCGACACAGTTACCTTTGAGGAACGGTGCCTTTTGTTTACGCAAGCCATAACATACAAATGGGAAATACAAAATGAGGCTTATGGATCGCCAATTGTTTATAGCTACAAAAGGGCGTTCGATTATGTTTTCACACTTGCAGGCACCTACAAAATAACACTTTCGGCTTTAGATTCGAGCGGAAGTGTAATTGATTCGGAATTAAAGACTGGTTTTGTTGAAGTTGAAGACCCGGTTCAAAATTTCACAATCTATTACGGAACTTCGGCTGACAATATCGTTTTGGAAGCAGAAGCAGTATTAGGAACAGCATTTATTGATACAACACCCACCGAAACATTGATCAATTTCAATATGCAATCAAACGCTTATCCGTGGATGGTTGCACCGGCAAGTCATGTTTACACCCTTTGCCGTGACGAATCGCTTGGTGGATGGTTTGATATTACCCAGGTTTACAGTGTTTCTAATATTTACATTGGCGGAATATTGCACAAACTTTATATGTACAAATTCCCGACTTTGATTATTGCAATGAGTTTTAAAACAATTTAATAAAAATAACGATGGGAATACCAGTTGGAAACGGAATTGATATTAATGCACCGAAGGGTCCTGACCATAAAATGCGGGTTGGCGCTTCCGATTGCCTTTATGTAGATAAAGACAATATTCCATCATATTGGAGATACGAGGGGATGCCTGTATGGGCTAAAGAAGGTACTGTTTGGAAAAAGTACATTCTTGCGTTAGACCTTGTAACCTGGACAAGCGATAGCGGAGATACCGCTATGGATGATTTGACAACGCATATTAGCTATGCCAATCCTCACGATACGATGGCTTCGGATATTATGACCGATGCCGATATTACGGTTCAGGCCGAATTAACCGCAATAAAGGGAGATGTAGCTGATAAAGCCGAGCAAATTGACCTGACTAATCACATTAGCGTTGCCAATCCTCACGACACAATGGCTTCGGATATTATGACCGATGCCGATATTACGGTTCAAGCCGAATTAACCGCAATTAAAGGAGATGTAGCTGATAAGGCCGAGCAAATTGACCTGACTAATCATATTGGTTATGCCAATCCTCACGATACGATGGCTTCGGATATTATGACCGATGCTGATATTACGGTTCAAGCCGAATTAACCGCAATAAAGGGTGATATTGACGGAAAACCTGACACCCTTAGCGACATAACCGGAGCAGCCGCTGAACTCGACCCTGACGGAAATTTTAGCATCCTTAAACAGCTTATTTTTTCGGCTTCTGAAGTAGAGCCTGCTTCACCGGCTACACTAAATTTTTCGGATAAAAATTTTATGGCAGTAACGGTAAATGGAAATTTAACAGTTACAAATATTGTTGCCGGATTAGCTGGCCCTGCGTATGGGATTTACATCATTGTTTTTAAATTTACAGCAGCAGCAACCATAACTTTTGATGATTCGCTGTATTTGTCGCCAATTATAGGGATAGCCGATTCTTCGATATTCCTTATCGGGCATAATTATAACGGAGAGCCGAGATTTATTAAAAGTACAGTTTTCGGGCTGAGTTGTAATTATTATTTTGGTGCTTCGGCTGATGCGACAGTTTTAGAAGCAGAAGTTTTATCAGAAACCGAACAGACCGATCCAACTGCTGATGAAATTGAAGTAGCTTTTGATTATTCAACGCCAGCCTATCCGTGGCTTGTGGCTCCGATCATTTTTCCGTTTACATTGGTAAAAGATTCTATCGGTGGATTTTATGACCTTACCGAAGTTTTCAATGTAACACCGATAACGGTAAGTGGAGTTGCTTGTTACCTGTACATTTATAAATTCAAAACCATTGTGGACACATTAACTTTTAAACTTTAAAATATGGGACGTGCTATAAATTTAGGCAGACCGATTGTAACTCATGGCCCCTGGATGGATTTGAGTAAAATGTTTGTTGGCTTCGATTTCAGCGAATACGCTACTAAGGAGGATATTCCCCGCGATTTGCGTTTTGTTGATATGGTTGTTTTTGAGAAATCAACCGGAGAAGTAAAAGAATATCACCTCGAAGGTGGGACTGGCGATGAATTATTTGTTGATAAGACAAAAGTTGATGCTGATAATTTTAAAGCTGTTTCAGAAAACTTTCTGGCTTACGGCAGTTTTTATGCCTACAATAAAACAATTCCTTTTAATATCGTAAAGGCAAACACGTATCATGCGCTTTGCCTGGTTACTGCCGGCGATTTTACCGAAGGTTACACAAACATTGTAGCGTTTAACGAGGGAAGAATTGTAGATGCTAACATTACTTCGGAAGCCGATAGTTCGGGAAAATTATTGATTACCTGTTCGGCTGCTCACGCACTTTCGACTGGTGATCTGGTTGTTTTGGTAAACATGAATAACGCCGGACACGATAAGCCAACGATTATTACCAGGGTTGATGCAACCAGTTTTACATGCGACGACATCAATTATGTTGCTAATGCCGGAAATTCGGCTGGGATTGTTACCGTTCCGGCATACCTTCAGCCAGTTACCAACGCAGGCGGGATTTACTTTGTTTCGCTTAACATTGATGGAACAGCAGCAGCAGCAAATAAAGCGTGGAAATGGGAAGTTAACAAAAACATCAACGCTGTTGATGCAATTGTAAGCGAGCGGCTATCAACAAACACCCTGGCATCATTATCAACATCCGGGATTATCGAACTTGCCGAAAATGACAAACTTTGGATTTCGGGAAAAAACATTACCGACCCCACCGATTACGTTATCAAGAACATGAATTTTAACATCCATAAAATTTAAAAAATGAACACAGTAAAAACCGGCGAAAGCCCACAGCGCGTAATAACCTCAGGGAGTAAAACATACCTTTTATTTCCAGATTACGGCGTTACCGATCTGGCAACGGCAGGATGGGCAATTAAGCGCATTGACGAAACCAGCGCCACCGACGTAACAATTATGTGGGCAGAAGGCAGCCTGGATAAAAAATTCGCAGCCAACAACCTCGCAGCATTAACCTTTAGCAACATACTGTAATGGCCTGGTTTAAACCTTAATACTAAAAACTGATGGATTTATATCTTGATAATAGGAGCGGTGAGATAATTCCCGGAGTGTTTCTGAAGAAGCTGGTAAAATTAGCCGGAATTGTTTCGGTTACTGTTGATGACCTTGCCATTACGGTAGTTGGCTCAGGCGAAGGAACACTTACTTACGCACTTTATAGCGGACAAACAAAACTTGCCGAGAATATCACCGGAATTTTTACTGCACCTGATTATGGCACTTACATTGTTACGGTTACGCATGAAGGCGAAGGTGTTCCGGCTGAACAAACTGTAAATGTAGCATCAACCGCCACAGGAATAGGTACATGGAAAGTAGGAACAACATTTACAATAAACTAAATAATTAAAAATAATGTCAATTCAAAGTAGAACAACATTAAAGGGATATTTCAATACAGGAGATACCCCAACTGAGGCGCAATTTGCAGACTTCATTGATAGTAATTTGAACCTTACAGATTCTCCATCAAGTGAATTGGGAGCGATTATTAACGCAACAGATGCAGCAACACCTGCCGATGCTGATTTAGTGCCGTTCATCGTTTCATCAATATTAAAAAAAATAACATGGGCAAATTTGTTGTCAGCGATAAACGCAAGTACTCGATATGTCTATGAGGGTGATTCTATAACAGAATACACAGGAAGTAAGTGGCCTGAACAATTGGCTATTTTGGACGGGAGGGTTGGAATAGGAAAGCAGTATAATGTAGCTATTTCAGGGGAAACAGCACAAAGCATGGTTTCACAATATGCCACACAAGTGGCAATACACAAACCAACCAAAACTGGTGACGATTGTTATTTCCTCATTTTAGCAGGAACTAATGATTGGTTTTATAGCAGAACAGCAGCGCAGATATACGGCGACCTTAAAACTTTGTGGGCAAGTGCAAGAGCTGATGGATTTAAGGTGGTTGCAATGACGATTATGCCTGCAACTTTTAGCGGTTATGAAGGAGGTGCAGCAGCGGTTAATCCGCTTATTTTGAGTGACCCTTCATTGTATGACTATATGGTCAGAACAGATTTAGTATTACCAGACCCAACAGATACAGACCTAATAGCAGATGGACTTCATCCAACTACTGCTGGTCAAATTCTTATTGCCAAAGAAGTATCACGTGTTTTACGCAGTCAATTATCAAATAGTAATAATTTTGGAATTGGAACGCTTAATCCGATTGGTAGGCTAAGTATTAAATCTAATTCACAAGGTGATAATATTAAATACATAACATTTGACGATTATTTAAACACAGCTGGTTGGTGGATAGCTTATTCAAATTCTTTAGCTTGTTTATCTATTGATTCATTAGGCAGTTATCCGCTTGGATTAAATACAACAGGTGGAAATGTCGGAGTTGGTACTAAATCACCAACATCAACACTACATGTCGTCGGAAGCACCTACAACACAACAAAAGCCCAAATGGTAAGGGGTCAATATCGTTACGATTCACAAAATGTAAACGTTGATACTGCTGGTGATTGGCGTACTTATTCAGATGCTAATGGCTATTATACTGAATATTGTACAGTAGGAAATGCAACGCAAGGAGGTGGTACATGGGTTAATAAACATACAATTTCAGTTTAAAAATTAAAATAATATGATTATGAAAAAACCAAAAGCATGGCGTGACGGCAATAATACTAATTTGGTATTTGCAAATAAAAGTGGTGGAATGTTTAATTTACTATAATCATTTCCCATACCCATCAATACTTTGTTTTACCCAGGCCAACCTCGAAGCAATAACTTCGAGGTTTCGCTTTTCGACGTAGTTGCTTAATACCCCTTAAATGTCTTCACAAACTTATCGGATGCTTTTCGCCGGAATTCATTGATATACTGTTGCGTTTGATCGAGCGAGTAATGACGGTTCTGAAGCTGGATATCACGTGCGTTAAGATCCTGGTCGAAAGCCATACCGTTGCCGGTATGTTTCATGTCGTAAATGTTTTTTGTAAAGTTGTACTTCTTTTTAAAAAGTCGCCACCAGTCGCTGATCCGGTTCGGACTAATCTTTTCGGGTCCAGGATTGAGCATTTTTCCAAACAGATACCAATCCGAAGGGTAATCGCGATTCCAATCTTTCAAATTTTCAAACAACTGATCGGGAATGACGATGGTTTCGGTTTTTCCGTTTTTACTTTTATTGCCAGGTACCAGGATCATTTGATTGTCCCACATCACATCTTTAAATTGCAATCTTACCAATTCGGCTGGCCTCAGAAAACAATAAAAAATCAATTGTGAGATAACATACAACTGGTAGTTGTATGCCGGCAAGATGCCGGTAATGGTGGCCAGTTCCTCCGGGGTGTAGGCTGTAATGCCTGGTTCGTTTACCTTTATCAGTTTTATCCCTAAAATCGGGTTAAAATCAACATACTCCCGTTCGAGCAGCACATTAAACAGTGTCTTTAGCGAGCGCAGCCGGTTGTTGTGGGTCCGGTTTGATACTTTCTCGACGATTAAACAATCGTCGAGATATTTCTGAATGTGTTTACGGGAACAGTCTTTAACCGGCTTATCGTTAATTTCTTTTGTTTCCGCCCACTCCAAAAACAGTTTGGCAACCGAACGGTAGGTAAATGCGGTTCGCTTACCGGTTACTGATAGTTTGTAATCGACAGCAAAATCGAGGGCTTTTTGGAGAGAAACTCCAAGTGTGCGGGATGAGAAAGGATTAAAACCGGATAACAGCTTTCGCTTTATCTCAGCTTTAATCTCATTTGCATGTGTGTACCGGGCAGTTTTTGTTTGGTACTTAGAGGAGATAAAAACCCTGAAGCGTTGAAATTTCCCGGTATCAGGATTTTTGTAGTAGTAATACACAAACCATCTTTGGTTTAGGTCGGAATCGGCATCAAAAATTCGAGGTAACTTAAAATCATCCATTTGGATATTTTTTTAAGATCCCGTCGCGGCACTTAAATGTTTGTCGCTTTTGTCGCACGCGACAAACATTTTTTTATTCATTTGCTTGTATTACAAGCACTTAAATAGTACCCGGGGCGGGACTTGAAACACAATAATAACATTTAACTCCTTGTTTTTAACCTGTTTAGCTTTGTCGCTTTTTGTCTTTTTTAGCTGACGTAGACTGGTTTTGTCTCTTCTTTTGTCTCTAAAAAAAGCGAAGTGGGGATGGGAGGGAGTAAGAACACTTACCGTCGCGGCACGCTGTGATTTGTGGTTTAGCTTCCTTGAATGGATCCCCATTCGCTGTATTTTAATGCTGCATCCGTGGCGTTTCGTAATTGCCGTTTTGAGTAGCCATTATCAAATCGTCGGAGCCGGGTTTTTTGGGCTCGTAGCGCTCCAGTTCCTTTTCGAGCCTGGCAATAAGTTTATCTTTATCCTTTAGCTGCGACCTTAATAACTCTATCTCCATTTTGCCATAATGCTGAATTGGCTCTTTTACTACATTTTCATTTTCTTCTTTCCACCAAAAGGCAGGCGAAACGCCTAAAGCCTTACTCATCTTTTCTAAATCAGAAACCCTACAATCATTCCTTTCAAAAAACTGATAAAGTACTTGTTTATCCCTTCCAAGAAGTTTTGCGAGTGATGGTACGCTAATTTTTTTTGACTCCGCGTATTTTTGTATCTTGTTGACTGTCATATTGAATAATTTATAAAGAAATTAAATTATGTCTTTTTGAAATTATTTCTTGACTTTTATGGAATAATATTATTACTATTGTCGCTCAAAGTTAACATTCATTTTTGATAATAACAAAAAATATTCCAAACATGCTAAAAAGTGACATAATTAAAAAGATAAGGACAAATACCCGCTTAAAGCTGGAAATTGCCCTCATGCTCGAACGTAGCATCCCCACAATTGAGCGGATGCTCAACAAAAACCACCTGATGCTTACCAGGATCGACGTGCTCAAAAAACTGGCTGCCGAACTGAATATCGAAAACTTTGAAGACCTGTTGGAAAAATCAGAAGCCTACTTTTCAAAATCAGCATAGCCATGAAAATCGAATTTTATAAGGACCATTCCGGCACCTTTAAGCCGGTGCTTTACTTCAAGTTTGAAGGGGCAAACTTCGAGGAGTTTGATAAACTTACCCCTGAAGAGATTGAAACCATTTTCGATCACATCTGTAAATTTGATGAAGCCAAAAAAGCGCTACTGCATTTGAGCAGGTTTTTCCCAGGCAACAAAAAGCAAATACTGCTGCAGTTTATTTCGTGCAACTGGCTCGAACTCGACGACATGGTTTATATTACCGATACCAGGTTAAACTATGAGTTTGTTCCATGCCCGCGCCGGTCGGCTGGAACATGCGAATTTGGTTGTAAAATATGTATGAAAAATCATTTTTAAATCTTACAAATATGGACATCATAAAATTTACTTACAACAACAACGAAATCAGTTTTCAGCCCGACGCAGGCAAAAATCTGATGGTAAACGCTACCGAAATGGCTAAAGCTTTCGGTAAAGAAATTAAGCATTTTAATGAAAATGCAAGTACCGAATTTTTTATTAATGCATGCTTGAATGGTCGGAATTCCGACTATTTAGGAGTAAAAAACCGCGAAGATTTGATCATTTCAAACCCAAAAACCGGCACCTGGATGCACAGGATTTTAGCGCTCAAATTTGCAGCCTGGATAAATTCAGAATTTGAAGTTTGGGTTTATTCGACCATCGAAGATTTAATCTTTGGGCAATACAAACGCCTCGAAGAAAGCCTTAAAGCCAGCGCAAAACGCAAAGTTCAGATTGAAGAACTCCGCAACAAGTTGGCCGAGAGCGAAGAATTTCAAACGCTCGAACGCCTCGAACTCGAAGAGCGCCAGGCAGCCTACCGCCGTAGCCGTGAAAACTCAGCACAATTGGAGCTTTTTAAAATTGAAGCGTAATGATCAAGCCCATCACACTCCAAAGCATTATCACTTTTCAGCAAAAGAAGCTGAAACAAGCAAAGCGCAACCAAAACGAAACGGTTGTGTATGCCGAAAAGATGATCCTTGAAATACTGTGCGAGCACGAGCGCATGATCCAGAACTTTGAAGGCAATGTAGTTTTACACATGTCGCCGGAGCGCTTTAAGCTTATCGAAAATATCAGGCCCACCGGGGTGACGTTGGATGATCAGTCCGATTAGAACTCACCGATTTCTTAGTGAGTGATGGCCGTGTTCCCCGTTTTCCTTTTCGGGGCAAACCTGTCGGGCTGGGGTTCGTAAACACCTAAACATAGCAGCTAAACACGGCAAAGAATGATGACAGGAAAAAACCTGTGACAGGAGGGAAAGACCCCGAAATAATATGAAGCTAAATCCGTCGCGGCACGACTGTAACAGCTTCCAGTTCTTTCGCACCATGGTTGGAATCACGCTTCAGGGCGTGATCTCCAGCTTGGTTTTTTTATCACAATGAAAAAAATAAGGTACAAAACCGGACAAAGCAGCTACGCAAAAAGGATGATGCGACGTAACCTGATCATCGTTCACGCGCTGAAATTGATGGAAAAGGATTTGAGATAGAAATTAAAAAGCCTTCCGCGTGGTAGCGAGCTACGAAGCTACTTTAAAGATGAAATTTCGATAACTCAAAATATTTTAGAACAATACAAAAACAGAATCTGATGGAAACTATAAGAATCGCATTAAATGCATCAAGTGTAATGGTGCCGCTAATTGCAGCACTGTTGGTAGTAGGTTGGTTTGTTGATAAAGCAATAAACATCAGCAACCAAAACAAAAACATCTATCGCGATGCAGCCCGCGAACAGTGGCAGTCTGAAAAGAAAGAATCGCTATGATTTTCATGGTAGATAAATTTGAGAGTTGCCAGGTTACCGGAATCACCGATTTTGAACTTACCTGGAATGCCGGAAGAGGCGAATACAGCGAAAAGCTGTTCGATATCCAAATCGTACAAGCTGTTGATTATATTTTTTCGATAGCACGCGAAGCCATCCTGATCAGGCTTGAACTCTTTTTGAAAAAGGTTATTCCAATAACCGACCGCGCCGATGATGCAGCCTTTTTGTGGGGAAAACTTGCCGACTTAAACGCGAAGGATTTTAAACCCATTTGCCAGAACATCAACTTTTTAAAAGACCGCATTTACGCACTGATCCCCGGCAAAAAAACCGACATCGAAACCGCGCTTCACCGCGATGCAAACGACATTATCGCCTTCGCAAAATCGAACTGCGAAGCAAAATTTGAAAATTTTATTAATCATTTAATAGCAGCTTAATTATGAAAGAAAATTGTGATTGTTTAAAGAAGGTATCCGAGTTGGCCGTAAAGCATGTTACCGATACCAGTACACTAAAATCTTTTAAGGTTAAAGATTTTAGGTGGAAAAACTCCAGTATTTACCCAAAACAAAGAATTTACTCTGTTATCGAACTTAACTACACTTTCGAAAGAGTTGATGGGAACGAGAGTAAGACTAAAAATGATTCGATAAGCATTTTTTATACGTACTGTCCTTTTTGTGGTTTGAAATATGAAAATGAGTAATAATATGAAAACCCATCCAATAATTTTCAGCACCCCAATGGTGCAGGCCATCATCGAAGGCCGCAAAACAATGACCAGAAGAATCGTAAAAATGTATAGTAATGACGATCATCCCGCCAGACAAAATGCCACCTGGCTCAGTGAAAACAAAACATGCCCTTACGGTGAAGTTGGCGACGTGCTTTGGGTAAGGGAAAGTTTCACACCCGATTACTTTGATAATCATCAGCCAGCCTATAAAGCTGATTGGACTAAATTATCTGCTGAATATGCTTTTGAACCAAAATGGAAACCCTCCATCCACATGCCAAAAGCCGCTGCCAGAATATTTCTCGAAGTTGTAAGTATCAGGGTTGAGCAGTTGCTTTCGATTTCATTTGAAGATGCTGAAAAAGAAGGAATACTTGGGCTAAATTGCTGTAAAAGGTATTTTGATTATGTATCAAATAATTACACTAAACCAAATTCAATTTCTTCTTTTCGCAGCCTTTGGGTAAGCATTAATGGCAGAAAATCATGGAACTCAAACCCCTGGGTTTATGTAATAGAATTTAAACGGATTGATAAACATGAAAACTTCTAACCATGCCACAACGTAAAATCAAATTAACAACAGCACTCCCGGCACCATCCCAGGCTTTAAACCCGCCAAAAAAATCATATTGCATGTTTTGCGGCAACCAACTGCCACAGTGGAGCGAAGCGGTAAACTGTAGCGCAAAAGCGTGCCGCGAACAGCAGGAAGACCTGCGCAAAAAACGCAAATCGCTTGAATGGGATGGCGTTATCGAACCTGGTTATATTTTCCAGTGCACCCAGGCATGTATCTTTTAATAAACCTTTAAAAATATTTAATCTATGAAGCCTCCAAAAAGAATTATCCAAATTGCTGAATTTGAAGCATCAGCAGAATTTTACAATTTTGGGATACCGTTATCTATACTCAGGGATGATGTTACCAGGGCAATAAAGAATTATAGAGAAGCTAAACAAAAAATGATTGACTTTGAAAACGAACAAAAGGAAATCAGACAATGGCTTGATAGTATTTACGATCAGTCTATAAATATTGATTCTGCCAACACTGAACACCAAACAACAAACAAAAAACAATCTTAACCTATGATCAGTCCTGAAAAAAAACAGGAGGTTTTGCGTGTTGCACGTATCGAGGATGTTGTTGCAAAATACTACGATCTTAAAAAGTCGGGGGCTTCGCTTTATACTACCTGCCCAAAATGCGGCAAATCGGGTAAAGGAAAAGGCTTAATCGTTACCAAATCGAAACAGGTTTACAAATGCTTCTCATGCGATTTTGCCGGAAACAACGCCATTACATTTGTGATGGAAACCCAGGCCATAGGTTTTATTGATGCTGTTAAACAGGTTGCCGAAATGTACAACATCAGTCTGGACGAACGCCCCGAACCCAAAGGACCGCAAAAGCGTGGTGGAAACCTGCCGGAGTCGTTCAGGAATATTCAGCTTAGGCAATCCGGTTTGGATGAGAACGACCAGAAAGCCACCGTTTTTGTTGCCGACGATACCGAAAAGATTGTTGATACCATCGTTTCGGGTACCCGAAACGATTACGGAGTAATCACCGAAGATACCGGTGACGACATGATTATCTGGTATTACGACCTGGAAGGAAAGCCGGTTGAGTTTTTGGCGCCAAAGCATAAAAAAACAGAACATCTGTGGCGGATCCGCTGGCAGAACCCCGACATCCATTGCGACAAGAGCGGAAACCCGATGAAGTACAGCAGCCCTTATGGTTCTGGCACACACCTTTACATTCCTGAAATATTGCGCAAGATGTACAAAGAAGGCCGCATTATCAAGCGGCTGTACATCCAGGAAGGCGAAAAGAAATCGATCAAAGCCTGCAAACACGGCATGCCGTCGGTTGGCATTATGGGCATCCATGCCCTTGGCAGCCATGGCCAGTTACCTTACGACATGCAATTGATTATAAAGCGTTACCAGGTAACCGAAATTATTTTTGTACTCGATGCCGATTGGGATGAACTTTCGCACTCCATCCAAACCGGATCGAAGGTGGACAGCCGCCCATGGTCGTTTTTTAATGCCGTAAAATCGTACAAAGAATACATCAAAGGACTGGTGAATGGTGGCTTTTATCTCGAAATTTATTTTGCACACATTAAAGCCAACGAAAAAAAGGACAAAGGCATTGATGACCTGCTGACCAACACACTCAAAGGCAACGAACACGAGCTTTTTGAAGATTTTGAGAAAAGCATCAACCTGAAGGATGGCGCCGGAAAGTACATTGATCTGCACAAGATCACCACCACGAGCGACGGCAAGCTGATGGAGCTTTGGTCGCTGCAATCGGCAGAATCGTTTGCCGAGCGTTACCGCGAGCAGCTTGAGGAAATCAAAGAATTCAAGATCGGCAAGCACCTGTGGCGCTTCGGCGAAAACAAAAAGCTGGAGCTTGCACAGCCACTCCACGACGACGAAATATTCTGGAGCGTTGTAAATAACCGCGACCGCTCTGGAAACGACAAGCAAACCATAACTTTCGATTATGAGAATGCTTACAATTTCCTGCGCAACCGTGGCTTTGGCCGCATAATGATGGCCAACGGGCAGTATTTCTTTTGCCACCTTGACGGCAAGATTGTGGAGATTGTTGAACCCTTCCAGGTTAAGGATTATGTGTTGGAAATTATGCAGGAAATCTGCCCCAAAGATGTGCGCAACATGCTTTACCGTGGTGGCAGGATGTACTTGGGTCCCGAAAGCCTGGGTTCGCTCCGTTACTTTATTCCGGAGTTTGCAAAAGCCAACCAGACCAGCCAGCGGCTGTTTTTTAAAAACAAATACTGGCAGATTTCGGCAGGTGGCATCGAAGAAAAAGCCATCACCAACCTGGATTATCATGTTTGGCGCGACAAGATTATTGATTTTGACGCTACCAAACTGGCCGAACCCATTGTAAAGGTCGAAAAGCGCGACGGAAATTTTATCATCAAGTTTTCGAAAGACGGAGCCAACTGCCACTTTGCACGCTTCCTGTTCAACTCATCGGAGTTTAACTGGCGCAAGTTTATCAATCCCGAAACCCGCGAAAAGATTATGGACGAGCGCACAGCCGAAGAGCGCTTCGAAACCAACATGCACTTTGTGAGCAAGATGACTGCCATCGGGTACCTGCTCCACAAATTCCGGGATAAATCCTGCGAAAAGGCAGTGATTGCCATGGATGGCAAGATAAGTGAAGTTGGCGAGAGCAACGGACGCACTGGTAAATCGCTCCTTGGCTTCGCCATCGGGCAGATGATCCCGCAGAGCTACATCCCGGGCAAGAGTAAAAACCTTACCGAAGATCCGTTTATCTGGGAAGAAGTTACCGAGAAAACCGACAACGTATTCCTCGACGACGTTCGCACCAACATCGACTTTGAATTCTTTTTCCCGATCATCACCGGGCGCATCACCATCAACGTAAAGGGCAAAAAGAAGTTTACCCTTACCGACGAACAAACACCCAAGCTATTCCTAACAACGAACCACGCCATCAATGGCGATACTTCATCGTTCCGCGACCGGCAGGCGATTATTGTGTTTTCGGATTTTTACAACGAAACCCACAAGCCGGTTGACGACTTTGGCACCAACTTCTTTGTTGAGTGGGACAAGATCCAGTGGAACCTGTTTTACAACTTCATGAGCGATTGCCTGCAGCTTTACTTTATGGCCCGCGACAATGGCTGGGGACAATCGGGATCGGGGCTGGTGCTTCCACCCATCGAGCGTATCGAGATGCGCCGTATGCGCCAGTTTATTGGCGAGGACTTCCTGAGCTGGGCAAACGAGTATTTTGGCATATCGGATTTCGATTCGCCAGAGGATTTAAAGCAGGTTAACAGCGCAAACCTGAACGTACCCATCCCGCGCCAGGAACTGTTTAATAACTTCCTTGATAAAAACCCATTCCACCGCAAGCATACCACGGCATATCGCTTTAAAAAGAAGATTACTACCTGGTGCAAGTTCCGTGGCTTGCTGTTTAACCCACTCAATTTCGACAACCAGGGCCGCCCCGGTGCCGACGACAAATCCGGCGGCGTAGAGAATTTAACAATAAGTAATGGAAAGTATTGATGTTTAACTAAAAAACAAAAACATGATACCAGAAAAATTTTTAGAGAAATGCACGGGAGGCACATTGAATTTTAAACATGCCCAGTATTTTACTGCAGACGATATGTTTTTTTTCGCCAACTCATACCACCAGCACGAACTAAACCACACCGACCCGCTACCGCCAAAGCGCGAACTGCTTTCGCCGGGCAGCTACGAAAGAAAAAAAATGATTGAAAATGATTGGGATTATTAAAATTAAGGAGGATAACATGCCTAAAAAAACACCACAGCAAGAATTGGATGATATCGCAGGACAAATTATGAAAACCCTGATAGGATTTTGTATTAAAAAAAAGATCGAAAACCCATTATTACGTATTACTGCCGATGTTAATGATGGCAGCAAGTATATGTTAATTTTTGAGCGGGTTGATTTGGAATAAAATGTTTTACTAAAAAATAGAGAATAATGGAACAATTTAATTTTGAAAAAAAACAAGCAAAGAAGTTGAAGAAACTTCGCCGGAAAATTGCACTCAAAGCAATGCAGGCACTTTTAAAGCAAAGCGTAACGAGTTGGAAAGATGGTGATAGTAATGCTGAGTATATGTCTGAACCGGTTTATCGTATGAAATTTATGGCTCGGGCTGACAGTGATTCTAAACACCTTATTAAAGATGCTTTTGAAATTGCCGATGAATTTATCAAACAGGAATCAGAAAAGGAGGCTACGAAATGAAAACCACAGTAACAGCAATCTTCCCGGGAGGAATTGGCGAAGTTGAAATAAGCCGTGAACGTGCAGATCAGATTTTGAGACTGCAAAAGATCATCAGGAAGCAAAGGGATAAAAATTCCATCGGGATAACATCTTTACCAAATAACCTTCCATTAGGAACAAAAATAAAATTACGCGATGGAGAGGTTTATCAGTATCAGGTAGAAAATAAAACTGGAAAAATTGATATTACAGATGCACCTAACTTAATAATAATTTGAAATGAAAATCACAATCGAACTCGAAACAATTGATGAATTAAGAGAGCTTATGGCAGTTAAGGTTAAAGAAGAACCTGGTACACCACTGGACCGTTTTTTACAGGAAATTGAAAGAGGTGAGCCGGTTCCTGGTCCATGGTCGGTTCCAACCGCAGAGCCTATTGCCGAAACAAGCGTAAAACCACGCAAGCCTCAAAAAAATGTAGGCGATATAATTTGCACGGTTTGCGGCAAACAATTCACCGGACGAATAGACAGTAAATATTGCTCAAGCAAATGCTATCATAAAGTTTATGATAAAATGCGCAAACCCAAAAAAGCTATCGAAACCGATGATGCACGTTACCAGAATAACCTTGAGAAATGTAAAAAAGACATGAAGCAAACAGTAGCCAGGCCGGAGCATCATCACTTATCACATTCAGCGTAAACAGGAGGAAACAAAATGAACATAGAACCATATCAAGTAACTCAATCATGGCGCACAACTACCTATGATTGGAATACTAAAAAAATAAAATGTTACCCGGTTTTTTATGTAAAACAAACCGAAAAAGGAAGAACAAAACGAGTCTCATTAACTGAAGGGATTGAACTAATCAAAAACAAATCGTGCGGGCTTACCGGCGATATGAAAGTGTGGATGATGGAAAATGGTTATGGTGAAGTTGTAAAGGAATTACTCTATTCATAATATGGAAAATACCGTTCCCACACTTGTAGTAAGGCCAACTAATCGGGATAATGTAACAAAGATTTTTGAGAAAATGACCCCGATACGAAGACAAATCAATTTTGAAAATTACACCAAACTGATTGACGTAGAAGAAGGCCGGTTGGTTTCGAAGGTGCGCCCTAATGGTTGCTTTTTCTGCACGAATTTAAAATGGCCACGCTTTCGCGTGGCCATTTTTTTTTGCACTAATCTTTTCCAAATTTTATAAATGGCTGACATATAGTATATTATTATTTTTATTACCGCTTTATTATGAAAATAGACTTATCAAAAATGCTGAAAAAATTCGTGCAACAGTGCGCACAAATATACTGTTCCACTATATGAGGCGGTTGGCGCGGCTTGTAGCCGACTGTTTTTCGTACTATTTTGCACGAATCCGTACTGTTTGCACGAATACCCGTTTTTGTACGGTTTTAAAAATGTTAATCTATTGATATTCACCGGGTATAAGTATTAAGCGCACTACTTGCACCCCTGCACGAAAATTTTGGTAGTTACAGACAAGTCTCCAGTGGCGTGCGTGTGTGTAAAAATCCACCCATATTTACCCTTCCTGCCGGTTTATTTATGTTTAATGAGACCGGATAAATTCAATTTTTTTATCTTTGCCTTGCCGCGACGGGAAATTAAAACGTTCCCGAATTGCCATCACCCGTAACAGTTAAGCTCAAGATTAAGCCGTACCTCAAAAAATATCTTATCGGAAAAAGTATTAATAAAGAGGAACCTCTTTTGTTCGACCGTAAAGATGAGTTTGGCGATATTATTTTTAGCTGCCTTACAAATCACGATCAGCAGAAATTTCTTTCGATTAACGATAAGGAATTCGTTTATGCCTATTTTAATCAACGATGGCCAAGAGGTGAGTGGTGCGAAATCCAACTTCCATACAACCGGAATTTTAATGTGCTTTACAAAAACTATTTATCTGATCATAACAATCGGATAATAGTAGATGAAATTACATCCCGTTTTTATCTCGAACTTAACAAGTACCTGGTTTTTAATATTGATAAAGGCGTACATCGAAAAGTTATTTTACATCATTTTTTAGGCCTTTACAATATTACCGAAGATGATGTGAATTTTGACAGCATTTACCGGCAATCTTCACGAATGTTGGAGTGCAAAATAAGAAAATTTTATTATTTATTTCGTCACATAAATGCCCAATTTGTCCTATGAAAATTAACCGCCATTCAGGCTTCAATTTATCCGGTTTGTGCCGGGTTAGATTTTGTTTAACCTCGAAGGTTAAAAGAATATCATCACCGGACGCCGATCGCCTGGTGAGCGTCGAACTGAAAAACAATTCAGACTTCGACGAAATTTACTTTACGCCAACTGCCGAAGATGTAAGCATCGAAGCCCGCAAAGACCAGGGCTATGATGTAGAAGTTAAGCTGATCAATCCAAAGCTAAGCGAAGCCAACGCCAAAACCTTTTCCGACCTTGAGCAAAAGGATTTCATCTTTCTGCTCACCGACCAAAACGAATCGGTGATGCTGGTTGGCTCGGTTGAATCTCCGGCCAGGTTAACTTACAAAATGAACATCCCTGGAGCGGGCAGGAACCAGCGAACGGTTGTTGTTGACGCCATCCACGACGTTGAACCGTTTTATGTAGCCTCGATGGTAACAACAACGGGAGGCGCTTTTTCGGATGGTTTTAGCGAAGGTTTCGACATTTAACGGCTGCTGCAAGTCCTTTATTTAGAACGTTTCTGCCTTTAACATTGCACCAGATAAATCTGATGCAATGAACTTTTCACATATTCTCTCTGAAATCCTTCGCGGCCAATGGGCCATCGAGCCACAAACGGCGCTGTCGCACAGCTCGCTTGTGGCTTCGCTTATTTCAGGCAAATCAGAAAACTTTCAGCCACGCTCCGAATTTCTTCATTTAGTTTCGGCAGGTTCCGGTATCGTTACTTCAGATAATTACAAAGATGCCCCGGCAGGTTCTGTTGCCATCATCCCCGTAAAAGGTACCATGATGAAATATGGCACCATGTGCAGCTATGGCACCGAAGAAATTGCAGCTATTTTCTCGGCTGCGATGGCCTCAAAAAAAATATCTGCCATTATCCTGGATATTGATTCAGGAGGTGGTGCAGTAAATGCTATCGCACCACTTGCCAACCTTCTTTCGTCAAAATCGAAACCTGTTGTTGCTTTATGCGATACGGCTGCCAGTGCAGCTTATTATGTCGCTTCAGGCACCGACCATATAATGGCCGACAACAACCTTTCGTCAGGATTTGGTTCGATTGGGGTTGTTACCTCATTTGTAGATATGCAGCCTTACTGGGAAATGCAGGGTATAAAATTCCATACCATCTACGCAAAAGAGAGCAAAGACAAAAACCTGGCATTCGAAAAAGCCCTGAAGGGCGATTATGAAATGATGCAGGACGAGATCCTTTCGCCACTTGCCAGGCAATTTCAAAACCATGTTAAACAATCCAGGGCAACGAAACTTAAATCCGAAACCCCCGGGATACTCACAGGCAAAATGTTTTTTGCCGAAGATGCCCTTGAGAATGGCCTCATTGATTCGATTGGCAATATGCAAAAAGCCATCGAAAAAGCCCTGTTGCTTGCCGACGTAAAAAAATTCATGAATTCTTAACCAACACCCAAAAAATAAAATGTTAGAGAAATTTAAATCAATCGCAATGACCATACTTGGGATCGCAAAATTCGACACCAAGGATGGAAAAGTGGTTCTTTCGGATGATCAGCGAAAAAAACTCGCTGACGAATTGGGAGCCGACTTTGTAGAAAAATTCAATCAGGCAGTTGACAAACAACTTGCCGACACTTCCGCACAGGATCAGGCCGAAGCTTTAAAAGCTTTGCTTGATTCAGTAAAAGCCGAAAACGCAAAACAGATGCAGAACATGCAGGCTGATTTTGATGCCTTTAAGAAGGATGCAGATGCCAAAATTGAGAAGTTGAGCAAAGCTCCCGAAGCCGACGACATTATTCCAGAACCAACCACAGGAGGGGAAAAAGTGCCTTTTAAAATCAACATGAAGCACGCCCACAACCGCTGGGCCGAAGCTAAAATGAAAGCCGAAGGTGGCGATATCGTGATGACAGGAACCACGATCGATGTTGGTGACCTGAAAACCGAGTTTGGAACGTACATCAGCCAGACCGACCGCCCGATTGTTGCGACGCTTACAGCTCCAACAAAATCAGAAGAGTTCATGACAACGAAGGTTGCCATCGAATACTGGAGAGCATCTAAATCCGAAATCAATTCGGTGGTACAGCAATTCGTTGCCAAATGGACGCCTTTGGGAAAGGCTGCATTTACGCCCATCGAAATCCAGAACCGCCGTCACAAGATCAACGTCCCGATTACTCCGGACGAAATCAACCTTTCATGGTTGTCTTTCCTGTATGATGAAAGATTGACTCCGGCTGAAATGCCAATTACCAAGTACATCATCGAAAAGCTTATCCGTCCAAAGGTTGCCGAAGATCGTGAACTTCGTCTGATTGGTACCGGTGTTTATTCGACAACCGGACTTAACGATGCTGATGGTGAAGCCGGACAGCCAACAGGCCGCTCGATGGATGGTTTCCTTACCATTCTCAAAAAGATGTATGAGGCCAAGCTTACCACTTATGCCAACGTTAATTTCGTAAACTTCAGTGGTGTTCCGGTAACGTCTGCCAACATCCAGGATAAGATGGAAGAATTCGTTGATTCGATTGACGAAATTCATCAGTCAATCCCGATGAACATCTTCACCTCGCAAACACTGTATCGCCAGTACAAACGTGCTTATCGCGACGCCTTCCCGGTTACTAAGAATTCCGATGGAGCAGGTGATGAGATTGATTTCTCAGTACAGCGCTTACAGCCGCTGCCATCCATGGCTAGCGCAAAACACTTCTTTGCTACGCCAAAAGAAAACTTTATCCGCCTTCGCAACCTGAACGATGGCGCAAATAAGATTTTCATGCAGACCGAAAATTACGACGTGAAAGTTTTCGCCGAATGGTGGGAAGCAGTTGGTTTCGCTATCCAGGAAGCCCTGTATGTTTACATCGATGCGCTTTCGCTCATCAACGAGTACCGTGCTGCCGATGATGCAACCAACCTTACAACCTACATGCTCGAAGATGCCGGATGCACTGCTGTTTCTTCGGCAGAACTTGCCGGATATAAAGCCGCTGTTGCTGCTGCAACCGTGGATTATACTGCTGCTACCTTGCAAACCATGGTAACTACCGTGAATGCTGCGTAAAAATATTTAAGGTCCGTTCCGCCTTTTGGCGGGACGGCCTTAACTCACCTTTAAAATTTTAAGGAAATGACATACGTAAAAACAAGCGTACCAAAGCCAGGAGCCAACAAAGGACTTGGCGGTAATAAAAAATACAACATCACTTTTTTTGACTTTGATGATGTAGCTACCTTTCCAGCACGTGATGCCAGTGGCATTGTAATTGCCGGAAATATCGAAATGAACCCGAACGCCTACATGATTACCGTGTATGGTACCATCGACACGATTAAAAATAATTCAGAGTCTGGTGGCGATATCGACGCTGAAGGAATTACCCAATCGGTTATCTTTAACCATCCTGGTAATGAGGTCGAAATTCGGGAGTTTCGCGCAAACTGGCTTAGCCGCAACATTGGAATCCTTGTTGAGCATTGTTCCGATTCGACCGTTGACCTTTACGGCTCTCCGTGTGCTCCTTTGCGGATGGCCTTCAAACATGATGAAGACAAAGACAAAAACTCAACCGAGTTTACTTTGAAATCGTCGAACAAAGGCCCTGACGTTGCCGACTATCAAGGAACGATTACTTATGCTGATGTTGTTGCAACCATTGCTGCTGATGCAACTTCCATTAACCTTGCAACAGGTGCAGGACGTTATCAGCTTACGGATGGTAGCGCTGCTGCTGTAACTGTAACCACAGCTACAAATGCAACTTCCGGAATGAAGTTTACGCTTGTTGGTTCGGGTGGGACATACCCAACCACAATCACAAAAGCAAACGACTTCCTGCTTGCAAACGGAACAACCTGGACAGCTCTGGCAGGTTCAGAAATCACATTCCAGGCTTTCAAATCGGATGCCGCTGCATGGAATTTTATCGAACTCTCACGGAAATAACCCGACATAGAGATTCTTTCATCGAAGCCCCGACGTGTCGGGGCTTTTTTTTTCATGAAGTACTATGCCCGCTTCGCTTTGTTTATCCCGGCTTTGCCTTTGTTTTTTGTCCTTGCTGCAATTGCATTGTCATTGCATCTTTGAAGCATGAAAGAAAAAATACAGCAACCAACTAAGCATGTTCCTCTTGTGAGGAAATATCCGAAATACGGAAGAAATGAACCTTGCCCTTGTGGTAGCAATAAAAAGTTCAAGCATTGCTGCGAGCTTGCTTACAAGTTAAACTTAGCAAAAAAAATTACACAATTCAGACAAAATCACATGAATAACGAAATTATCAAGTACCTGAAAACAGACCGCAGTTTTGCCTCAGGTGCAAAGCTGTATCATAAGCTCGGTCACAACCTTGCATTAATCAAGAAATTCAACCTTCAGGGAGAAAGCAAATCCAATCTTGACATGCTTCATTACCAGCTCTGGAAACTGACAGGATTGCCCGAAAAAGAATTTAATGATATCATGATGCAACCAGTTTCAAAACCAAAAGAACCTGAAAACATCCTGAAGCAAATTGTTGACGCATCTAACACCGAACAACAAACAACAAACACCGAACAAATAATTTCAGTTACAGATGCCGTAAAATTCAAACTCCGGGAAGAGTTCCCATTCCTGGCTGACAAATCCTGCCCTGATGCCTTCAAGATCCTGGTTGCCGACATGATGACGGCTCATGACAATTATGTGAAAGCTCACGAAGAGTTGTTCAACATCACAACCGAGCAGGAAGCCTTTGATGCTGCCGACAAACTGATTAATAACTACCTGGATAACCAGGCAATCTGGAAAGAACTTAACCATTACAAAACTACCGGTGCCATCCTGGGCAAGCATCCTTACTTTCAGGATCAGATTCGCCAGAAGGAACTGACTGCCAAAAGTGTTCCTGATTTGATGATCATGTTGCGAAACATCGAACATTCGATCTGGCGGGTTACAAAAAAAATGAAAGATGATCCCAAGCCAGAGCTTGTAGCCAAGCGCGAAAAATCGATCAGGGATTATGAACGTGACAGGAAAATCATTAAAGGCCTGCTGAATATCAATGAGTAAATTCTTTTCGATAAAAGATATTGCCTCAGAGGCTGATCCGGTACAAGAGGATAAAAACGCAATTCAGTCGCTCAGGTTTACCGGCCTTCATGATATGAAGGTCGGTAACCTTACCGAATTGATAAAACGTTATCCTGGCAACCAGGAAGCTTTTTTTATCTGGACCGTCAACAGCTTTAATGCATTCACCTTTATTCCTTACCTGATTAAAAATTCAGGAACGATCAAAGAACTGATCATTTCGACCTACTCAATCAACATTAAAATCATTGATGCTTTGTCGGGTTTCCTGCAGAAAGGACTGGTTGAATCGGTTTACATATTAATCAGTGATTCAGCTAAATTCAGAATTCCAACGGTGATAGATCACCTGGAACAGTTTTCTTCAAATAACCAAGATAAAGTTTCTGTTCGCTATGCCTGGAATCATTCGAAGGTGACGCTGATCAGTACCGGTGATCATTATTTTGTTATCGAGGGATCCGGAAACTTCTCCGAGAACTCAAGGCATGAACAGTACATTTTCCTGAACTCTGAGGAGATATTCAACTTTCGTAAAAAATGGATAACTGATGAAATTCACGGACGAACAGTTTAACGAAATTGAGCAGCTTGCAGGGCTAAATTATAGTGTTAATCAGGTAGCCATGTACCTCGGTTTCGAGATACAATTAATCAAAGATGAATATCAGGATAAGGATTCTGAATTCAGATATCATTATGAGCGTGGTCAGCTTGTTTCACAGTTTGAAATAGATAAATCAACACTCGAATCCGCCAAAAAAGGCAACATCACTGCACAACAGCGATATGATAAAAAAGTTAAAGAAAACAGACTCCGTCAGGCTAAAGAGCGGATTTTCGGAAGAGATTGAGCATGTTGACATTAATGTACTTCAACATTACATAAAATCCGGCAAAACAAAAGCGATGCCCGCCAATATGGTCAGGTATCTCGAAATAATTGAGATCATCCGGGCTATGTATTCAAAATACGAAACCAAGAGTTTTATCATCAATACCCTGATGACGCCGGTATATGGTTTTTGCCGTAGGGATGCCAACCGCTTGTATTATGATTCGCTTAACTTTTTCTTTGCCGACAACGACGTAAAACAAAAGGCCTGGCAGAACATCTATGCCGAGCACATCGAAAACCTTGCTTACTATGCGCTCGAACGTGATGAGCTTGACATTGCCAGGCGCTGTTTTATGGACGCCGCAAACATGAGGGGAGTTGGTAAAGACGAAAAGAATGAGATCCCTGCAGAGATGCTTAACCGCCCGGTTATCATTTACAGCATCGACCCCGAAAAAGTTGGAATCCCTCAGGCTTCCAGGCGTGAGCTTGCCCAGTTTATTGATAACCTTCCTGAGATTTCTGAACGCGAACGCGTTCGTGTAAAACGCGATGCCGGCGTTATCGAAACTACTTTATTCGAAGATATCATCACCAACGACACCAAACCCGATGATGCTAAAGATTGATGAAGTAAACGCCGAAATACGCTATGCTAACCTGGTAAAAATGACCATTGACCTGGTTAAACCAAAAAACCTGGTCTTTATCGGCGGGCGTGGTACAGCCAAATCAACTGATATTATTGCCGAACGTTCGATTGACATCTGCTATGATATGCCCAGGGCGCCTTTTGCCTTTGTGGCCGACACTTATGTTAACCTGATGTCGAATATTGTTCCCGCGATATTGCTTGGTTGGGAGCGCAAAAAGTGGTTCGAATATGATCAGTCTACCGGATTCGGTCATTATGTAGTTGACAAGCAGCCACCCGATCACTGGCCAAAACCTTACATCAAAACCTTCGACTACAAACACACGATTTCAACCCACCTGGGTAATAAATTCTTTTTGATTTCGCTCGACAGAGCTTCCATCAGCGCGGGTATCTCGGTAGTTCATCATTTTATTGATGAGTGCAAATTTGCCCGTGAAGATCGTGTTAGCAGGCTATTCCCAACTTTGCGCGGTGATGCGCTTCTTTATGGCAACTCAAACTATTTTATGGGCCAGACTTTTTGCACCGACATGCCCAATCCAAACATGGGTGAGTATGATTGGATATTCAGGCTCGAAAAGAACATGAATAAAGAGCAGATTGTCAGAATTATTCAGACTTCACTTTTAGTGAATGAATTGAATATTACGCTGTACAATGCGCAGCAGTCGAATAATGAAAAGCTGATCAAAGCCACCAATTATCAACTACAACGATGGACTGCAAGGCTCAAGAAGATCCGCCAGGGATCTACTTTTTTTTATATTGTCAGTTCTTTTGCAAATGCTGATATCCTTACCTTAAATTATTTCAAGAACCTTTTTGAATCACTCGATTTTGAAGAGTTCAAATCTTCTGTACTTTCCATAAAAGCAAG